CTAGTTAAAAATACTGCAGTATTGTTTACATATCGATAATCTAAATTATCAATTGTTACATCGACAAACTTATTACCTCCAGAATAAATTTTATCTAAATACGATCCTGTTGAAGACGTAACTGTAACAGAAGGCGTTACATTAAAAATTATTTCAGTTGCGTTTCGTTTAGATGGATTAGTGGCTACCGTAGTAGTCCATCGAAAATTAGGTTGCGTAGTTACTGATATACGATTGCCGTTAGCGTCTTGATCAATTACACCACATAAAATAATTTCGACAGGGCCTGGTGGTATATCTTGCGTAATGAATACGGAAATAATAGCTTCTTGCTCTGAAGATTCTAAATCTAAATCTACTTCGAAATATATCGGATCTCCATTTGAATCTAAGATTTCAATTTCTATAGGAGTATCTTCTACGAAAACATCAGGATTACCTTTAAATTTAAAAATATTTTGTCCTGATGTAAATTCAGTTGGTAAATTAGTTACTCGAAAGTAATTAGGTGACGATACTGAAAAATCTTCAACTGCAACTGGTAAATCTAATAATCCTTGATAGATTACTTCTTTTCTAGACATTTACGGATATTTTATAATAAATATCACATAAATTGAATCTTGGATTGTCCTTTAGATTTTACTATTTCAATTAATTTATCTACAATATCTCGCATTGAATCGATATGCGAAATAACCATAATAAATGAAAATTGCGTTTTCATATAATCAAATAAATTGAACATAGAATTCATATTATCTGAATCGAGTACACCAAATCCCTCGTCAATAGCTAAAAAATTAGGTCTAGGTAAATTAGATATATTTACCAGAGCTGTACGAATTGCTAATGAAGATATAAATTTTTCCATTCCTGACGTTAGTTCAATTGGCCAGAAATTTTCTTCATCATATACAATATGACAGTTAATATTCTTTCCATCCATATCCAACATTAAATTGAAGTCGACAATTTGCGATAGTATGTTGTTAATTTCTTGTTCAATATACGGTACTGCTGTTGAAATTAAATCGTATGGAACGCCGTCCCTGGAAACTGCTTGCAAATAATATTCATAAAATTTATACTGTTGAGTCAATTCCTTTAACTTTTCAATTGAAGCTTCAGCCTGCTCTTTTGTTCTAGTAGCTACCGACAATGCAGAATGTGTATCTAATATTTCCTGATCAATAGATCGCAATTGAGTTTTTTCAAAATCTAATTCCAATTTTAAACTATTAATTTCCATAGAAATTTCATTGTTTAAAGCGATGCTATCTTTTGTCTTATGATACTGTTCAATCTTTGCATCAGTTTCTGCTAATAAAGATTCTGATTTATTAACAAGTTCCGTTTCAGTTTGCAACTGTTGCGTTAATTTACTTAAATTTAAATTTGTCGTTGAATTTAGCTGAAGCAAATCATTATGTTCATTTAGTTCCAATTGCGAGCCTTTAAAAGCTTCGATTTGACTTCGAATACTAGATAAATGTCTAATCAACTCATCTCCTTTAATTTTGTCGAAGTTTATTGATTCTTTCGTTTCAATTGCATCTTTAACAAAAATATTATTCATACAAAACTGACAATTTTCATCATACTGCAAATCTTCCAGCTTTTTCATTTTCTCAAGTTTATGAGATACATCTGATTTAAGCCGTTCAATTCGCAACAACATTGTTTTTTCTTCAGACCGTAACGATTCTAGAGTTTTAATTTTATCTTTTAAATCTTCAATGTTATAAGTACCTAACTGTATCTTTTGTGAGGTAACTAGCGCTTTGGTGTCTTTAATTTTTATCGCAATGTCGTCAATTTTTCTATTAGCAGCTTCAATTTTAGAATTGATTGAATTTTTCAAATTTACTAACTTATCTAAATCTGTTATTGACGAATCTATAGGAATTACTTTCGACGTTAATTCTAAAATTTTAGAATTGTATTTTTCAATGTCAGATTCAACTTGATTTTTTTGTTCTTGTAATTCAGAATATAATTTTGAATGTTCAGATATACTAGATATAGATTCAGCTAATTTCGTTTCTAAATCTTGTTTTTTATATTCTTTAAGTAACGTAGCTACTTCTTTAATATCGGCATTTGCTATATCGTAAAGAGTTTCAAATACATTAATGTCTAAAAACTGTGATAATAAATCTTTACGATTACGCTGATCCATATCAATGAATCCAGAATTGTTATTTTGTATAGATAAGGTAGTTAAAACAAAATCTTCATACGTTCCTAAAACAGAACGAATATTTGAATTAGTTTCGCTACGCTCTTTACCATTTAGTGACTCTTGGTTACCTAAATCATCTACACTGTAAAAATTAACTACTACTCGCACGTGATCATGACGTCCTTTCGTTCCAACACGCTCGATAAAATAATCTTTACCATTTAATTCAAATTGAAATTTGCAAGAAAATGATGTCGCCCTGTTATTTAACACATTTGAGGCTTTTGAAGCTCGACTACATTTATCAAAAATACAATATGCAATTGAATCTAAAAAAGTAGACTTACCAGACGCGTTAGGGGCGAATAGCCCATATAAACCTTTCATGTTAGTAAAGTCGACAACGTTGTCTTTACCGTAACTAAACATGTTGGAAAATTCAAATCGTTTAGGTATCCATGATACATTTCTGCTTAATTCAGTATGTGATAAACTGGAATTTACTGTACGATTAACATACCGTACACCATCTAAAATATCATCATCTAACGCAAATTTATTTTCTAAATATTTTGAAATGAGTTCATTTTGATATTCTACATCTCGAACATCTCCGATGTTAATTTTTTGAACTCTATTTTTATTTGATTTAAAATCGTTTATTCGCTGAATTGAAGTTTCTTCAATTTGAAATTCAGATTTAATTTCTGCAATTGCTTTTTTCAAATCAGCTGTATCAGTATCACGTACTCGTACCCGTAGACGAATTTGTTTACGTTTTAATTTTTCAGGTAGCGGTTCATACAAGCCGTTGTCAATATCAACTGTATAATAACAAAAATCATTTTCAATTACAACAAACTCTGATTGTTTTGTTTTAGTATCCCAAACTAAATATCCATGATCTAAAGCTTCAGAGTGATTTTGTTGAATTGTCGAACCTGGATATGCAATAGTCTTTTCTCGATTTAAATATTGAGCTGGTTTATGAATATCACCTAACAATACTAAATCATATCCATCAAACAATTCAACTGGAACATTTTCATTTACTAAAGTAAATCCAATATCCGTTACGGCTGAATTGACAGCACCGTGATGCAATGCAATCTTATAAGAACCTTTTACATCTACTGCACGAATAAAATCTTTCGGTTTATCAAAAACTGACATTACTACAAACGTTTTATCGGCTATTTGATATACACCAGAATCTTTAAGATAGTATAAATTTTTATGATTAAGTGCGTTAACGATTGGCGTTAATGCATCTAATCTAGTTTTATTATTTAAGTTGCAATCGTGATTACCAGTAATTAATATAGTAGGCGCAATATCAGCAAACTGTTTGAAAAACTCTTGAACTGACTGCACAAGCTCAGGAGTCATGTCTGTTTTTGCATGTACAATATCACCACCTAAAAATATTACTGAATTTTTAGTAAGAGTCGATTTAATTGATTCGACTAATCGATCGAATACTATTTTGTATTCTTTATGTCTTTTTAAATTTCTAATGTGTACATCTGAAATATGATAAATCTTATCAATTTCTGTTAATTCCATGTTAATTTTCTTTCCTCGTATCATATTTTTGCTAACAGTTTATATTCAATAAATTTAGTAAATGACAATGGAGCAGTTTCTTTAATTAATTTTATCATAGATTCAAACCCAATTTCAGCAGGATCTTTATCTTGTAAATCTACAAAATATACTTCTACACCATTGTTCATAAAATATTCTGCATGCTTCAGAGCCTGCTTTTGCGCATCTTTATCTAAACAAATATACAATTTAGATACTTTACGTTCAATAATTTTTTTACGAAGATCTTCAGATATAGTTTTACCAAATAATGGTATAGCATTTCTTCTTACTGCTATCGCATCAAACGCCCCTTCAACTAAAACAATTGGCAAGTCCCAATTTATAAATAGTTCAAACCCAACGCAATTTTTCGAATAATCTGGATTTTTATGTTTGAATGACTCTGCCTCGTAATAAGACCTACCTACGAAAAAATTCAATTTACCCATTTCGTCATACGATGGAACAATAATTTTTTTCGAATATTCGCCCTCTTCACAATATCCAATTCCATACTTAACAATTTCAGATAGCGATACATTTCGCTTTGCTCGCAAATAGTATATAGCATTTTTATACTCAATTGAATTGGAATGTTTATACAAGGGAATGAACTCTTTTGGTAATGCGAGCATATTCGTAGACTCACGTACATCATCTTTCGAAAAACTGTTATACTTAGATTGGGTACCTAGTATCCGATGAAGTTCAGATAACTTTTCTCTTCCTAAATTTAACAGTTTAAACAGCGAAGATAACTTTTTTCCTGAAGCATTACACACCCAGCAGTGCCATGGATTTTCTCCAGATTCGCTTGTTATCGTTTGAATTTCCAATTTCTTTTTAGTTGTCGAGCAAAATGGACAACAAAATGCAATATTACCTTTGTTTGTAATCTTACCTTTACCTAGTTCAGTTTGCAACAGTTCTATCAACCTAGAATTATTCATGGTAAAAATATATGAAAAATAATTCTATATTCCTAATTATCGTAACCATTCTTCTGGAATTTCTTTATCTGCATAAAGAAACCCATTTTTCTCACACCAAGATGCGTATGTCGTTTTAGAATTTTTTGAAATTTTTACTTTGGAATTTTGAAATAAAAATCGAATGTCTAATTCAGGATGTTGCTCTTTAATCAACAAATGTTTTTTCCTATCGGCTGTTAAAAATCTCCCTTTCGTTTCTACATAAATTCCATTTGGTAATCGAAAATCTGGACGGTATTTATGTTTTGTTATCGGTTTGATGTATTCAATTACATTTTCTTCATATTGACCGTCAATGCCTCGATTTTTAAGTGACTCACTTATTTCCAATTCTAAGCCACTTCGAAAGCCGTACTTTGCAGCTACTTGCTTTCTGCTAAATTTTTTTCTTGCCATAACAATTAAATTTGATTAAGCGTCAAATCTTACTATAATATTTAAATCTACATCGTCTCGTTTACGTATAGGAGTACCTAATTTTCCAATCGCCAACAATTGACCTTTGTCATTATACAATCCTACTGTAGTAATGTAAGGAGCAAATTCATCTAAAGCCACTATCGGTTTTGGAATTTCGCTATTTGGATTGTTATTTTTACGAATGGTTGGATTCATTGTAAAATTAAATTCGTCACCACGCATTTTACAAATATATTCATGTTCATAAAGCGTTTTAGTTGAATTGAATTCTAAATAAAATTCATCTAAATAAGACGGTTCAGAAGCTCCAGTACGTAAATTATATAATTGATCACTAAACGTTCTATATTGTTCAGTTCCGTAATTTGGTCTAGGATCAGATAATACTGCTATCCCATGTTCGTAAAAAATATTACCTACGACATTTCGATTAGTAATCATTAAATTCGATCCGGTATGTGTCAACTGAGCAATTTCTGTTTGAGTTAATGCTTTATCAAACATTAAAAATTCTCGAACATATCCACGATAACCATCTTTACCTGATCCATCAGTATTCAAACCTAACGAACCTAAAAATATATCTGCTTGATTTTGTATATTACCTGACGGAAGCGAGGCTGAACTTTGCAACTGACCATTAAAATACAACTGCATTATCGATCCTGTTTTTTGAAATACAAAATGAGTAAATTTATTTGTATCTGCTAGCGACGCTGAATATTGTACACTAGACACTTGCCCGGATGTTTTATAGTTGCAAACTACAGCTGGCAGTCCTGTACCATAATCTTCTAAGTATATATCAAATGGATACTGTGAACTGTTAGTATCAAAGTCTCCGCGAACTAACAATCGAGTATTAAGATTGAATCGATCGATTAATCCTGTACTTCGTTTAGATAGTACATACATTTTATTTGCCGGAGCAATAGTCGGTAATACCATCCAAAATGAAATTGTATAATCGTCATCTTGTTCAAAATTCATTCGATCGTTAGTCGGTATTCGAATATAACTATTATTTGAAAATGCTGCTGCTTCTCCCCAATTAACAGATCCAATATTATATCCTGAATTATTTGTTATCCAAACATTTTTCGATGAAATTGTTAAATCAGGAATAGACGTTTCTCGCTCTATTTCAGTAACTTCAGTATCTGTTGAAAGAGCTATTGATGAATTGTTTGTCCAATTTTTTGCATATCGCATTGAATTAAACGTTAAATAAATCAATTCATTTGATATTGACGAGCTTAACTGAGCATCAATTAAATTTCCTTGACCATCGTCATAAAAAGACATACTAGTTGCATTTAATTGAGAATTTCGAAGTCTCATTTTAAATGAAGTTGGTCTAACTGTTTCGCCGAATCGTACCTGAGGCATACTAATTACAGAAGCTTCTGGATATAATGTACGATATATATTTTGATGATTCGTATTACCAAAAGTATCGTATGGAATTCCTGCTCGCTTGTAATATAAATGATCAATACTGTACCAATACAATCCAGCTTCTTTTTGACTAGATGAATTAATTAATGCAGATGAGCTGTCATTTAAAAATTGTTGACTATCTAAAGTTAAAATACCACCTGTATATGAATCTGGGTTTGGTTTAATAGCTACTAATCTAGAAATATTATCTTGTTGTAAACTAGATGTAGTTGCATATACCCAAGATTTATAAACTTTGAAGGGCGTAATCGACTTGTCTCGATCTTTAATTGTCTTAAATACACTAGATTTTGCCATAAAGATAGTAAATAGCCTCTTTAATAATAAATATCAAAGTGTCTACTTATTAGGTATTAAAAATCGAGTTTAACTTTAATTAGAACTTCATTACTGAAGGTCTTCTTAATTGGCTGACTCAATTTACCGACAGCTAGAAGTTCCTGACGGTCGTTATACATACCTATAGTTGTAATATAAACTTTAGGGTCGTTAATAAAGGTCGGTTGAGCAATTTCTCCTACTGATCCGGTAACGAATGTCGGATTATTTGAAAAATTATATTCAGCATTTTTTACTCGAACGAAATAATGAGTCGAAGACACTGTTTCTGCAGATCTTCCTTGAGCTGCATATGTTGTGCTAGTAGCCATTGCTCCTGATATTGCAGTAAACAATTTAAAGGCATTATCTCCAGCAATATTCGATCCTGTTACTGTATTAAATGAGGCAGACACATCTAAGATGTCAGCATTTAGTGCTAGAATACCTAAATCAGGATAAGCTAATCCATAATATACCGGCGAAGACGATGAATATATTCCATTAATTAGCGACCCTGATACAATGTTAAATACTCGAGCTCCATTAACTACATTAGTTACTGTCGTATTTGATGAATCGTCAATTAATGTAATAAATGAAGGAGAATCTGCTAATCTAACATTAGATCCAGTATGTACATTGTTCGGAACTGCTGAACCACTAAGCTGGCCTAAAGTAAGTTCCCATGTACCAGCATCTAATTTTTCTTTAATTCTAGCACGAGTATAGTTTACGAAATATACTGAATTTGAATCTGTAGAATTAGCAAAAGTAAATGTAGTATCTGTTGGATCAAGTAATAATAAACGATATTGTGAATAAACAGCTCGTGTCGGTGAATCATTTAGCGTACCTTCCGCAGAAGAGCCTGAGCCTAATCTATGGCCATACGCTACTGCAAATTGCGATTCTGATGTCGATGATGTACCGTTCCATACATCGTAAAAATATTTTTTAGATGATACGCTTTGAGCTGACGATGTATATGCCGCGGACATTGTAGCTGCATTTCCAGAAAATACTCCAGTAGTAACTTCTGTTTTCTGATTTTCAATAACGTCGCTGGCTAAGTCAAATCTAGTAAATATTCTTCCATTTGCAGCTGCTCGATTTTGACGAGCTAAATCTGCGATAATTTGATCTGCAATTTCACGAGCTCTTCTATCAATCTCTGCTTGAAGATTAGCTTGAGTCTGATCATCGATTACTCGTTGACGTTCCGCTTCAATCGCAGCGCCTAGGCCAGGCAAAAAATCTGCAGGATTTGCTACGGCGATTGGGCCAGATGACTCAACTGCTATACCACCGGCTGGCGGTCTAAATGATCCACCAGTTGTCGTTATCGTTCCTGTTGTATTTCCCATATTATATTAATTTATTGTGCATTAGTAATTGTTGAACCAACTGCAGTAGCTAATTCTGTTTTCTTAATTGTTACATTAACTGTAACTCGACCTCCAGATTCATTTCCTATAATAGTTACTGTTGTATTAACGTCAGATACTAACTGTTGTTTCGCAATTAATTCAAAACTAAATCCAGTAACCGAAATAGATTGAGCAGATTCAGCATCTCCGATAAATCTAGGTACAGATGGACTAACTCCAGCAGTAACTGGTAGAACTGTTCTAAGAGTAGCAGCGTCAGAATTTGCTAAAATAGCCGTATATCCTAAAGTAGAATTTCCTGCACTAAAATTGATTGTAGTCGGTGTAATTGTAAATCTTTGGCCAGGACTCGTTAACGTAATAGACGTTTGAGGTACAGATATTACTGGAATTCTAGCAGTTCTCTTAGGTAACGTTACTAATTTATAACGCATAATATTTGATTCGTCTGACGTAGCCTCGACTAACGGCATATTTTCAATGATAATTCCATAATAATCAGATCCTAGCGGATGTGCTGGATTCCATAAATCGTAATCAATTTCATCATCTGCTAAAGCAAATTGTGAAATTTTAAATTCGTCTTTGCCCCGAGATAGAAGTTCTCGACCTTTTTTAGTTAAAATGGCATCAACAGTTATTGAACTATTGTCTAAGTATCCCATAATCTTTCTTTTAAATAAATATAGATATTCTTAAAATCTTAATTTGATTTGGTTTGTTTACCTGATATTGTTTTCGATACAGTCGTTAATTGGTTAGAAGAAAATACTAATTTATTAGGATTGACTTCAGTTACTTTAACTACTGGCCCTCCGTCAATTGTTACAGATGTATCAACGTTAACTGCAGAAGCTGTTAATTTAGATCCTAAATAACGATGATTTAATGTACCACGTGGTATGAAATCTTGAGTTTGAGAATAGTTAAGTTGATAAATTAATATTTGTTTAGTTACGACAGTATTAAGTCCAACATTTCTAAATATTATTAGGTTTGTATTAAATCTAAATTCATTGTCATACGATCCTGTTCGATTAAATGCAGATATTTGAGGTATCGTATCTAAAATTGTCAAAGTATCTTGTACACGAACGTCTCCATTTAAGTCGTCAAATGACGCGCTTACATAATACGTTCCTGGATATGGAAGGCTAAATCTAGCAATTTCGCCTCCTGATGCAGTACTACTTGACCCTGACCATGCTAAAATTTTATATCTTTCTTCTTTGTCGACTAAATACGTAGACGGTCTAGAATTTAATACAATTGAATTAGGATCGTACGCTACATACGATGCAGATTCTTGTATTTTATAAACTCCAATATATCGATTTTGTATCCACTGGTTTGGTAGTTTATTTTGATTAGTTAAATTATCAATTTGACCAACTTCAAAATTACTTAAAACTTCTGAAGAAAATTCAATTTCTGAATTTCTAGAAATGTCAATTCCAAATGATATATCGTCATTAACATTAGATTCAATTTCTAATGGCCAATCAATAGTCATTGGTATAGAACTATACTCGCCTGTCAATTCAGGCTCGCGTTCCAAAGACATATCGTAAGTAAGATCTTCAATACCAGGCTTGTTTCGCATTATGCGAACTTTGCTTCGTTCTAATACATTTGGCTCAACCAATAGTCCTACAATTGGATTAGCTCTGTTAGGTAGAAGTTGTTTAATGTACTTAAACAATGAAAAATCATAAATTTCTAAAGCTCGAAAATAAGCTTCAAAATCATTTCGATTATCATACTTTTTCCAGTAATTTGTAGAAAAATTAATTAATCTAGGATACTTTTCAGAATATTCATCGTTTGGATCACCTATATAATCGTCAATTTCGAAATAACCTAATTGATTGAAGATATCTTCATTAATTGCCGTTTGTGGTGAAAAATATACTCCTAAACGATTAGAATCTAATGAGTATCTATCTAAACTAGATCTAGTAGCTCGAGTTTTAGTATTTAATGTGCGTCCAGGAATAAAACTAGATGAGTCAATTCGAATTTTATTTGTATATAAACTATTACCACCTAAAGATGGTGACGGCGTGGTATACTGTTCTTCAAACCCTTCAAAATTAATCGATCCTGAATTGGTAAATCCTATAAAATAAAGTGAGCCTGTATTAATTCGTTGATTAGGATGTACTGAATTTTGATAAAATGATCCGCTTTCAATTTGTTTATTTGCCAACGTAAATCGTTGTAATAAATGATCATATGGTTTCGAAGCTTGTTCACCTGTCGACAGCGATATTCGATCGATATTGTATGTATATGTATTAGGTGATGCTCCATGCTCTCGAATTGTAGCATCATTTAATGTACCAGACCAAATACGAATTTCATGATAATGGCCATTAAATTTAGACAAATTAGAAACGGTTGTTCCGTTCGGAAGTGTTACTGGCGATGATAGTGTTCTAGATCCAGAAGCAAAAGTAAATGTTTCTGTACCAGTAGTTGGAAATACATTTAAATCTCCAGAAAAACTAGATGATTTTATGTATGTAGTTTTTCCATATTTAGTTCTGGCTACTTTCAACGATCCTGTAGAATTTGTCGATTCTACATATACATTATGCCAACTATTGTCAAATATGTATACATTTGATGCTGAAACTGCATTACCCGTAACAGAATTAAACAAAGTTAACGTACCTTCATTTAATACATTTGAAGTATTTAATATTAAATGATATACATCATTAACTGAAGCGCTAGGGGCAGAAAATATATTGTAATAACTATTAGGTGTATAACTAAAATTTTCATCTGGCTTGAACCTAAATTGTAATGTATTTGCAGATATGGTATTTCCTAAAGAATTTACATACGTCGTAACTGGTAATTCTAAACTACCAGTATCTGAAAGCCACGCATAATGATATACATCATGTACATATTCAGGAAAATGATCGTTGTCTGTAAACGTTGATGGGCCGCCATATTCCTTAATAGTCAATACCGTTGATGGAATTCCAAAACAAGACAATAAAGCTTTAATCGATCTAGACGTGCCTTTGTTTTTAAGTATATAAGGTAAGTTATTGACAATTCGTCTCCATACTTCTCTAGTAGAATTTCTATCTGATAATGAAGTTCTACCGTCGACATTTTGTTGTATTACTTCTCCATTTTCATCGACTCCAATAGTATATTTCCATAAATCCGAAACAGACCTACCGTCAATTAATTTAAATCCTAACGACTCTGCTACATGATAAAGTAAATCATCTGACATACCATCTTTAGGATGTTCTTCTCTAGAATGTATTAAAGTTAAACTATTAATGTATGTCCATAATATATCAAAATGATGACCTAACATATGTACAAATAAAAGAAACTGATCAGCATCTTCTAAATTTCGTAAATGCAATGGTATTGCATTTTCTAATTTATGCACATTATTATCATCGTAAGTCTTAGCTAAACTTAATAAGTTTTGATAGTACGTTTGTCCTTGAGTTGACGTGGTGCGTACTTGAGTTGAAAAATAACCGTATGGATCAGGCCCTGAACTTACTTGCCAGGTTTGTGAAAACTGACTCCATAGCATATATGCCTGTTGCCATTGTAGACTAGTTGGCTGAGTTTTTGGCCATGGATCGATTGATCCTGTTATATCATAATGCGTATATAATTTACTTCCTGTCGATTCAAAAAACAAATACTTTTCAAAATCATCAAAACTGCTTACAACGCTGTTACGTTTACTAAAAACATCTTGAATGTTAACGTTGGTAATATTACCGCCATTTACTTGAGATAAAGTTTGTATTTGATCTGAATAATATTCAATTAACTGAAGCTTATAATGAAAGTTCTTTACTCTTTCGACTGCAGATGAATAGTGTACGTAATTATCAAACAATCGATAGTTAATGTTCAATTTAATTCCAGATAACGAGCCTGAAAAGTATGAATCGACTAACTGTTGCGACGTAGTAATATTTGAACCTAATAAATCATTCCATGATTTGAAATCAGTAGCAATTGAAGTAGACTCCAATTCCTCTAAATCAAAATTAGGTCCAGATAATCTATTAAAAGTACGTTCTGGTATTTGCGGTGTAATAGTTACTGAAGTTACTGCTGGATTAGATACTTCAAATGAAATCCAACACTTATCTTTTTCTTCAATATCTGCAGGTAGCGGAGAATATAAACGCAATACTATTTCAGGATTCGCAGAATTACGTCTATCAAATCGAATATTAACGATCGGAACGATGTTATTAAATCCGAAATTTAATGTATATGTATTAAATAAATCAGAAGGTTTTGACCGAGCTATATAATAATTGTAAAAGTTTAAAAGCTCGCTACGAAGTGTATTACTTTCATTATCTGTTAAACGAATTCGTACTTCCCTTCTAGAAGGAGAAATTTCATAAACCCATAGTTTCTGACCTTCATACGATCCAATTACATTATATAATGTATTGTATACAATTTTATATTGTCCTCTAGTTAAATTTAATTCTTCTAACGCAGAATTTGTGTCGACACTTAAGTATTGCTCTACGACATCTCCGGAATTATTATCATTAAATTCTACTTTTGAATACTGATTTATGTTATGTAATCCATTAATGTATACTCCATCTGAAGTATATACATGCATTTCAGTAATAGGCGGAGCAGGGTACGAGGCTTGTACTGAATATGGCCGTAAATCTAAAAATTCTAAATCTTTAGTATTAAGCCTTACACCTCGTACTAAATTTCTAGAATTTAAGATATCTTGCTCGTTAGTATAATTTGAAAATGGCATTACTTACTTTTAAATAAATATCTAACTTAGATATTATTGTTTATCCTCGATTATATGACGACCAAATTGGAATACCGTCATTAGCTATTTGTATAATACCAGCATCGGTAATTTGTACAGAAGAATTGCCTCTAAATACAGGTGCGTTTGCTGGGCCTGTAAAGTCGCTAGTTGACCAAAGTTCTAGAGTCCTTGCAATTTCTCGTTCTCGAGGAGACCTTGCTCCTTCTCCTAGGGTTTTGTCATACCGGAAAAAACTCCAATTTAAATTTTGATTAGACCAACGAAATGCAACTACAGCATCTGGACCAAATGTAAAGTTTGGATTTGATATAATACTAAAAC